ACGATGCTGCTCTTGGATCCCATTCGGGAAAAAGCTCAGTTGTCGGAAAGTTTTCATTCCGTCGTAAATTCTTTCCTGAACATGGTGGGCTCTGGATAATGGCCCTCCTACGCTTCCCGACGATCCACGTCGATGAGCGTGCGTTCCTCCTTCAACAAGTTGATGCCTCCTACCTGGAGCAAGCGGGTGATCCTGCTCTGGTATCTGCTGAGCCTCCTGTGGACATGGTTCCTGCAGACTTCTTTTCGAACGGTTCTGGTAGCGGCTTCGGCGCTATCCCGTTCGGACAACACTACCGATATCATCCGAATATCGTTCACCGTCTATACAAAGTTCTGGACGGTTATTCTTTCATCGATACTCCAATCGATACACAAGACAAAGCCAACTATGTTGGCGACACGGAGTACGATGACGTCTTCCAGACAAATCAACTTCGTCACTGGAACGTGGCTGGCAGGCTAGATATTAGCTGCCAACGCACCGTTCCTCCTTCTCGTTCTTCTCTGTACGCGGGAGTCTAATATGTTCCGTATCAATCGGATCGGTCCGGCTCAGATCTCCAATATGGAGAATCAAGAGCTGTTAATAAATGGTACGGATATCGAGGCCGCTGCTGGCGCTCTCGGGTTTATCCGTTATCTAGTGGTCGGTGATGCTATCGCGCCTCAGGGCGTGAATGCTCACTCGTCACGTCAGGTCGGCTCCTTTACTCTCAATGGAACGGAGGCTATCCTTCTTGGTGTAAAAATCAATTCCCGGTCTCTGATTGAGAACCGGCAATATCTGTTCGGCGTGTCTGGCGCCATGCGTATCTTCTCGTCGGATGACGATGTGGATGTCTTCGCTCTTCTCGGTCACTGTGAAAATAGTGGTGAAAGCGAGGGTATCTTGGCCTCTTGGACCTTGATCCCTCATACCGATACTTCAAACTCTGGTGGTTCCGCGTCTGGTCGCGGTCCCCTTGCTGCTGGCGTCAATATGACGACGCTTACTGGTAACTGGCTTGGCCGTCTCGATGAGGAGCGGCAAACTGATCTAATCTTCGGCTTCGTGGTCGCTAATAGCGGTGCTGATGTGGCTACGTTCGACGACTGGTTTCAGTCTGTCGGGATCCAACGCTACGAGGAGGATCTCTCGCCCTTTGATCCTAATCGCTAATGGGCTTCTTCTCAAAGGTCTTCAAATCCTTCAAGTCTATCCTCCCGGCCGCTGGTACTGCGGTCGGGACCTACTTCGGTGGGGCTGCCGGGGGCGCCTTTGGTGGCGCCGTCGGTACTGCTCTGGCGGGTTCATCCGCTCAGGGTCTCACCGTTCCAAAAACTGGAGGTGCGCAGGGCGTTCAAGCCCGAGAGTATTATAATGAGGCGTTCCCTGGGACAAACCCTTGGGAACGTCTAGGTGCTGGAAATCCTATCGGGCAAGCTATGACTGCCCAGGTTCAGGATAATTCGTCTAAGCGCATGGCGCGCACTCAGTCGTCTGTGGCGACGTCTCAACAAACTACTCAAAAATCTATCGCGGCCAATCAGGTCGCGGTTCAACAATCGAATGCTCAAATTCAAGGCCGCGCTGCGGCCGTTGCTCATGCTGATAAGATCGGCTCGGCCAATGTGGTGCCGGCCGGTAACTGGATCGCTACTGGCGAGACTGCTGGCGGCGCCGGTCCCGGCCCTGGTGTCGGGTTCCGTGGCGTCGCTGCTCAAGAAAAACAAGCTGAAGCTGCTTGGGAAAATGCTGCTACTAAACATCAAGAAATGTGGATCAAAAAAGAGCTGGCTACAGCTCATATCGGGAAGGAGTTCAGCTCCCTCACCGACGCCGCGGCCGCGGCGATCCGCGCTCGAGCGTTTCGAATCTCTGGTGCTGATACTGATCTGACTAAATGGGTACGTGAAAACATGTCCTGGATCCGTGGTCTCGGCCTTGCTAAGGGCGAGCTCGCGGGTGTCTTCCAGGCTATGGGCATCGCTGGCTTAGCCAAGGGTGCCCTCAAAGCCTTCAAAGGCTCTCAATCGTCCGTGCGAGGAATGGCTCGTTGAACCTTCAAGAATCACTTACGGTCGGCGAGCTATCTGCCGCCGACCCACTCTTTCGTGTCAGCAATGCGATTAACAGCCGTATGCGGCTCATACAGAAGCAACTGTCCTGGCTTGAGGGTAGGTCCACCGAAGGGCAACTTCGGACTGACTGGGGCCTCTCCGCCCTCGCAGCGGCCCCTATACTGTCCCATCTTGGGCATCTCAGGTGTCTACTTGATAACACCTCCTTAACAACCCAACCCCACGAGAGCTTGAAAACACTTCCCGCAGAGGGAGCGAAGCTCACTCACTTGTCGGAGCACGTCTCCGACGCCAAGCAATTGGATGGTTTGGTTGACCCCACCACGGGAGAGTGGTACAGCGATGAAGATGAATTACTGTCTGTCATCCGTAGAGAGCTGAAAAATATGGGTTCCCCCGTACAAATGGCCGAAGAAATATTCGGCGATGTAGTTAATATAAAACCTTCTAGTGGCACTGAGGAATGGATCCTCGATGCCATGGCTAAGGTAAAGAAGAAAGGATTACAGGCCCGTGTCTCTGAAATGTCCTGGCGTCTTAAAGAAGAGATTGAACTTCGTGTGTCTCAAGGATGGTACTGTGTTTTCAACACTCTCACCGTCCGTAACGAAGACTATACAAAGGTTTTTGAAACCGGATCTCGTTTATGGGCGTTCTACATCCGAGATATTGATCGGATCGTTGGTAGTCTGGTTCATGGTAGTATACCGAAAGCTGCAAAACTTCGAGTGGAATCACCCTATCATACATACTTTGGTGTGGTCGAGCGGGGCAGTCGTGCTGGCCGTCTCCATATCCATGTGGTTCATTTGATGAAGGAAATCCCGCCTAGTTGGAAGCGGGACCCTAATCGTGGCTCTGCAGTACCTGAGAAACGGATTATTGATCCTTTAAGAGAGTTCTGGCCCTATGGCTGGTCGATGCCCACTGCCGCTAGGTTCTCTGGAGAAGACCCCTTCGGGCGCCTTGGTTGGCGCTGGCCGGTTAAGAATAAGTTGCCGATCACGGCGAAGCCTCCGGCGGCTCTGGCGTTCTACTTGGCTAAATACATTACGAAATCCTATGCATCCGACAAGGGGAATGAACAATGGCGGACGAGAATGTCGAGAGGGTTCGGTCAGCAGCGGATCTGGCGCGCGAGCGAGATGTGCGAGACGGAATCTTTACTGGAAGTCCTGAAATACCACGGGAAAATCCGGCAGTTGCTCCACCCACGGGAGATGAAGATACCGGAGACGATGTGCCGGTTGATAATGCTCAAGATCCTCCTGAAACGGAAGAAGTCCGAGATGGACGACATCGAGCCGAATGGCTGGGTCAAGTCGACAGCACGGAAATTGCTCCTGGCCGTGGCTCCACGGCCGCCTATCGTCGCGCGGTTGCGGTCTTTGATGCGGACGACGACCAACTCCAACTCGCCGAATTCTACGAATACCGAGACGCCGAGTTTGAACAAAACGGCCGCTTCTGATGTTATCCGGCAGTTTGAAACAGTCTTTGGACGGGATGAGAAACGCTTCGCGCAAGCCGGCGGAACTTGTCACGCTCCGGCCCGATGATGATCTTTGGATGGTCAAGGAAATGGATCTTCTTCTTACTGCGATCCATGGAATGTACGTTGCTTCAATGCACACGGGTATACATAAACAAATCCTCCGGCGTTCGCTTGAGGATGTTGGCGCGTTCAACGTTCGCCTTCTGGAAAGGTTAAATAAATGAGTTCTGAGCGTACTGAAGTATCCTTTCAAGTCGCAAAAAACTGTATGGAGCTGATTAAAAATGGAAGCGTTAATGATGCCTTTGAGAGCCTTGGTATTTCTGACGATGACTTTCATCTGTGCTGTGATAGCATACCTTGGATTGGCTCTGATCGTACGAGAGTTAGCGCTGTGCTTAACACTCTTACCCACGGCGTACTTGACGTCCTTGGTCTGCCCCGGATTGAAGTCCCTGCTGAATATCGTGCCGGGATAATTACTACTTTCTGTGCTCCCGGTAACATTGCTGTAGCATGCCGGTGGCTTGAAACTGGTCCTACCGCTGAAAACCTATCGTTTGGCGGTTCTCTTGAGTCTGTGACTGCCCAGAAGCTCTTCGGGCTATGTTGCATGCTCTATGGCCTTGCTCCTGCTGGTCAGGCGCAATGGCGCAAGCGCACCGGTCGTGCCCTTCGGGACGTGATCGGTGATGCGCAACCTCTGGAGGCTAAATCTGATGCCTAGTCGTGGAAGAAGCTACTCCAAGAAGTCTCGTCGGAATTCGAAAGGCCGCCGTAAGGGCGGCACGACTTCGAGAAAATCTGTTCGTTCTGTCGGCAAATCGCCCAAAAAGTACTATCAGGGCGGAGGAAAGTTCTAATGGCCAAGCGGTATCGCTGTGATCTTTCTCACTTCTCCTTCTCTGCAGGTGATATCGGCAAGCTTCAAACCTTGTCGTTAATTCCTGTTATGGCGGGCGACAGTATGTCGCTTAACCTCGAAGGGGTTTTCCGCCTTTCGCCGTTACGGCGTTCGCTAGTGGTCGACTGTAATGTCGATCTCTTTGCGTTCTATGTCCCGCATCGTCATACTTATGGCGAGGACTGGATTGATTTCATCAAGGACGGTCTCCGTAATACGGTTACCTTCCCTTCACAAAGCTCCCTGCAGGAGCTTGACTACATGGGAACTCATTATCTTGACAATGAACAGTTCCCGAGCTGGGTCTCGGCTGGTTACAATGACATCTGGAACCGGTACTTCCGGTCGCCCACTGACAACGAAGAACTTGTTGGTGATGAGGTCCTTACTACTTCCGCCGAGCGTGTCGCCGGTCGTAAATGCGGTTATCTGCCTACGCCGTGGTCTACGGGCGTCACTGAAGGGGTCGACCCTTCTTTCAGGGATGTGCCGTCTACTACCAGCTTTGACATCGCGGATCTGAACCGTGTGCAAGCTCAATATTCAACTGATGTCGATCGGACTTATTTCGGTGAACGATACAATGACATTCTCAACACCGCGTTCGGGTCGACGGTCAATACGGACGCTGATCAGCGGCCGACCCTTATTGGCCGCAACCGTTTCTGGCTTAGCGGCTATGACGTTGATGGAACTGACGATGCTGCTCTTGGATCCCATTCGGGAAAAAGCTCAGTTGTCGGAAAGTTTTCATTCCGTCGTAAATTCTTTCCTGAACATGGTGGGCTCTGGATAATGGCCCTCCTACGCTTCCCGACGATCCACGTCGATGAGCGTGCGT